TTTATTGCTCCTTGTTATGCTTCTGCAGTATAGTTGATACGGCCTTTATGACGAGTCATGAACCACACAACTCCACCGGCGCTTCCGCCGATAAGAGTTACAGTGTTCGCTCCAGAAGCAGCAACTGCTACTCCAGAATCGTTATTACCGTCATCTAACTCAACTACTGAGTTAGAGGGGGTCGTATCCGCTAGTGTCGGAACGGTAACGGTATCGCTTGCGCTTTGGAGAACCACTTTATGGATTCCGAAGCTATTACCATTTACCTTAACGTCTTCAAATACTTGAAATATAGGTACTAGTGCTGCCATGTTCTATCCTTATTCTTCAGGTCTGTAGTTTAGACGACCCGTATGTCTTGTCACAAACCAAACGCTGTCACCTGCCGTGCCTCCTTCCAGGTCTATCTGGAATGAGTCAGCCGCATAGAATGCGGATAGTGAGCCGTTATTGCCGTCATTGATCTGCCCGATAGATAAACCAGGATTGGCACTATTAGCCAATGCTGGTACACCGACGTGATCGGATGATGTAAGAATTTTTACTTTATGAATACCGAAGGTCTGGTTTGTGACTTTAACCTGATGGTATAGCTGGAACTCAACTATTGCTGATGCCATTGTATCTCCTTAATCCCACTTCTTGGTTTTGGGATTCCAAACTTTTACTCCGGGATCCATTTCGGCGTGTTCTTTTGAGAAAGCCTCTAGCATTACTCTACCTAGACCTTTTCTCTTCATAGTCACACCGGCCTTTTCGGCTTTTGCCCTAAGAGCACCATGCTCTTTAGCTGTCCTGTACGCCTGATACCCAGCTGCACCTATTAGACTAACGTCTATTGCTGAGCCCACGGGTCCTAATACTTTTCGCCCTACCTTACCCCAGGGACCCGCAATTAATTTACCTACTAGCGGTACTTTTCTTACAGCTGCTTCTATGGGTTTAGCTAAGGTAGACGAAGGTCTAAGCATTTTAATAGCTGCAGTTTTTGCTCCCATTGCTGCTGTCTTAGCTACCTTTCTTGTTATAGCTTCCGATGCTTTGGGGGCTACGATAGGCTTACTGATTCGTTTAGTTTTGGCTAGCTCTTCTAGCCTCATACCTATCTTATGTCGCTCTGGAGTATGTAGCGTTCTCCCTTTACCTTGCTTGATCGCTGCTTCTGTGGTCTCCTTCTGAGAGACCATCCTTTCAGCCTTCATACCCATCTCATGAATCGCTGGAGGTGTGACTGGCTTTCCTCTCCCGGGCACATGAGCAGCCGCTCCTACCGCTTCCTCTGCAGCTTTTACTGGAACTTTGGGGGTCTTTGATACCGCTTTGCTTATAGCTTCAGCTGTCTGAGCCCTAGCTCTTTCAGATACTTTCTGAGCCAACTTTTCTTTGACTCTAATCTCATGAGCTTTCTGTGCGTCGCTCTTAGCCACCAGTCATCTCCTAGCTATAGTATATCAAATTCTTTCTTAGCCTTCATACTTGGAGAAGGCTCTATATGAAAATGCTCTATAGGCTCACCTAGATATTCTAGGAATACTTCCCACTGAGAACCCAAAGCTGATCTTAGATTCTCTAACATAATGTTTTTAGCTTCCTTACTGCCAACAGTTTTTGATCTTATATCAGCAGCCCAGCCGTAATAATGCCAGCTACTTGGTTTGTGTGTGCCATCCCTTAGTGACGTAATTGTCATCTCATAAACGCCGTTGTTCTCATACACCTGATCACATACGGTAAGCGCTAGGATTAATTCGGGGCGAATACCGAGCATATCAACCCCACTCTTAAATCTAATCATAAAGGACTTCACTCTCCCCAAACGGGATTTGTTTAGCTTGCAATCCTAGAGCTTGAATCCTACGTGTCATATTTCTGCCTGCTCTTAGATTGTGGGAATGGCATACAAACAGGGTATCTTCAAATACCTTTCTATCTTCTTTAGATAGTCTCTCTAACCATCTAACTACTTCCATACCGCAATCTTCACGTTCGCTATTAACATAAGTCTCTCCGCCTAGATCGTGATCTAGATGAGCTTCAGACATGTCCGGACCGTAGTCCTTCAATACAAATATCGCATCTTTAGCGGTGGAGCACCAAATAGTATTATCACATTTATCCTTAGGCCATCGCTGATAAGCTACAGCAGCTCTGTTATGATCATCGTCTAAGAACAATACGCGGCACCGTGACATTAGTCCCCCTTAGGCTCCATCTTTTTCTTTTTCGCTGTGGCGTAGAATACTCGTTCGCCTTTCTTCCCGCCGTATTTCTTCTTCATGTCCTCAAGGACTTTACGGCCTTTTCCACGAAAATACTCTTTCAGTGGCATTACTTACCTCTTCCTTTAGCTTTTTCTTTTAACTTAAGTAATCTCTTATTGCTTTTGAGCAACCCTAATGTCCATAAGTCTGGTCTCCCGCCGTAATTAATTTTAGTAGTCATTTTTTTTCTTTCTTCGCTCGTCAGTTACGGCCATATGACAATTCGCACATCGAATTTCGCATTTATTCATCTCCATGGGCGTACCTGTTTTAGATCAATATGCTTCTCATGTACCGCCTCAAACTGGTCCATGGTAAATCTGTTAAGCTCCAATAAAGGCTCTACAACAGAGCAGGCGTATCTACGATCACTACAGAACCTTTGATAGTGAACTACCGAGAAAGGGATTCCACATTCAATTGCATTGTAGGCAGCTCCACCTAATCTTTCGCAATATGCCTTTCGTGTCAACGCTTCCTTACCGGCCGCACTCAATGCTTTTAATTCCGCTAATGTGATACCTAATGTCTTATGACTAATAGTGGGAGGATTTACCCATGGAGAAGTCTTAGCTACTTCTAGGTCCGGATAGAGTCTTTTAGCTACACATGTAGCCATATCATTAGCCATATAAAACAAATGATCGACTTTCCACTCGTACTTGTCAATCCATTTCTTTAGGTTAGCCGAGAACCCACCATGCTTTATAATCTCTGGAAACTTGGTATCTTTGTCTATTTTAACTTCTCTAAGAAATTCTATGTGTCCTCCCCCATCGAATCCTAATAGGGTAAAAAACTCCCACATCATCGTAGTGCCAGATCGACCTTCACCTGTGATTAATACCATTATGCGCCGCCGCCGCCCGAGAGGCCGCCGCCCTTACGCAATGCAGGTATAGTAGCGTATGACTTTATGAAGGGATAGTCAGGAAGTGGCTCTTTTATCTGTGTAGGCAGTGGAGCAGGTGCCGACAAATTATCTCTAGCGGCCTCTTTAACTGTCTCTTCTGGACCGGTCGTTACGGGGTCATTAGCTCTAGCTTTAGCCTTAGATGCTAGCGATCCTGAGGACTTGCTCCTACTCTTTACTTTTTCTTTGATTGCCATTACTTTCTCCACCTCCGAGGCATTTCGCCTACCTGACGGGCTTTCTTTCTTAGTCTACCCTTTACTTGACTCTCCTGCTTATTGCGTTCTCGCAATTCAGCATGGTTCATACTATTTATAAATGTATGCGCTTCTTCAGGGTTCCCACGCTTATACCCCTTTAGTATCCCAAAAGCATGACCTACTGAATGCACTATTCGGCCTCATATATTACATCTACGTTCTGTAGTGCCTTCTTTAGTTGCCATATAAAGTCAATAGCTGCTTGATTATCTTTTACTACGTATTCTATGAGTACTTGACCTATACCTTCCTCAGGGTAGACCCAAAGGTCTACCTCATAGGGATGCTCTTCGGGCTTTTCTCCTCGAACATATGGCATCATTAACGGTCTATAGTGTATTTCTGCTTTCATTTTGTCCACGCGTTGCAACACCCATACTTATGTACATTGGTATCTAGATCAAAATTAGAATTCTTCATCTTATTCAAGATGTCAAATAGTTTACACTTTGACTCCTCGCTATCAAAGTACTTGCAGTTCTCACATCTTACACTGCCACTACCGAAGCCAGCTTCCTCTTGTGTCACTAAGAACTCTGGCTTAGCCCCATAATCCGGCTTTGCGTGTACATATAGCGCACAAGAATCATTACCTCTAACGTCTACATAAGGACCTAGTATCTTACACTTGGTCCCTGTAAAGTCTCTACACGTCGAGCATTGAGCAAACTTCTTCTCGGGGGGCTTAGGGCTCATGTATAAGAAGGCGTGTCTTTTTATCTTTGGCTCTTCAGCCATGCCTGTCCTTCTAAATATTCTGCCGCATTGCGTAAAATCTTAGTATCTTCCTTTATTATACCTAAGATAATATTACAATTGCGACATAAAATACCTCGGACTTTTCCACTTATATGATCGTGATCTATATGCGTATATCTCCCCCCTTTGAGGGCTATTTCTTGATGACAGATAGCACATCGACCATTCTGCTTATGATATAGAAATTCCAGTTCATTATAGGTTATATTATACTTTCTTTTTAGCCTATAATGGGGATTATCACTCTGCCACTTTCGTACTCGTTCTTTCACTATTTCTAGATTTTTTTCACGATATTTCTTCTCATTTAGACTGTGACATTCTCTACATTGTCTTCCACGGACATGCAATCTATTATAGGTATTCTCAACTGTAAATTCATGTCCTCTCTTACAGTGAGTTTTTAACCCATTAGCTATCATTTAGTAGTTTCCGGACTTTCGGCGAGCATTTTGCGCTGCATGTCTAATTGTTGTTTCTCGATCAACATTATCTGCTGCTGATACATATCCACCATCTCGAAGAGCATCATCTGTGACTGTTCTGGCCAATCGTAGAAAGATTCGTCCTTCATCTCGGCTACAAGCAACTCGTGGAATACATATGGGTTGTCTTCGGGGAACGGGACAACTCTCTCAAATCTTTGATTCTTTATCCACACTATCATCGCCTTTGCTCTGTCCACGTCTGGACCTGCAGGGTTTAGATCACCCTTAATCTGTAGCTCCTCGAATATATTTTGCTGTAGTCCCAGTGGTACACCCATTAGATTAGGCAGATACTGTAGTACTTCGAGTACTCTTTGCTGTCTAGCTTCCTTTGATACAAGAGCTAAACTGGCCGTATCTACACGGACAATAACGTTATCCTGCAAATCCGATCCACTGAAGTCCTCAATAGTCATGCGACTAATACCCTTCTCGCGCGCTAGCAGGCGTATTCTTTCAGCGTATCGTTTGTCCTTCTTAACGTATTTAACTGTCTCCTGCAGTAACGCAGAGCCTGTCTCCTGTAAGGATTCATCCCACGCCTGAAGAATCGCAGATCTGGATGCTAGGGCCTGCTTGCGCAGAACGTCTAACATGGTCGCGGAATTGACTCCAGTTGGTCGCTCACCCCTAAGCACCTGTTCTGTACCCGCCATAGCCTCCATCTCAGCTATTTGAGTAGCTCTCTCATTAAGGATACTCTCAGGAAAGGCAGGAGGAAAGATAGCTTCAGGTGCTTGGTTATTGGTACGTCTTGGATCGTACTCTAAGATCTGACCACCCTGACCTCCCGTGAAGAAGTCCTCTACAACCACTGTACCTTTTGGTACAATCCACGATGCAATAGGTACTGTTCTGCGGTACATGATTGCAGAGGTATCAATGTTATTAACTCTCTTAATCTTCGGTAGAAGCTTAGATACCAACGATCTAGCATAAATACTACCTAGCATTGACTCCCAATGATATCTAATATACGGATGCCATCTATTCGGCCATCTAGGATCGAATGCTCTTGCGCCTCTGTCCTTTGGGGAATCATATAGTAGTTGATCGCCAGCTACTATAACAGTTCGGCCATTAGGCCACATTGGAGACGGTTTTCTATCAAATACTCTTACGACAGTATAGCCCGACCAAGTCTCAGGAGTGCCAACATAAAGAGAAGGCCCTGGACCTTCAACGAGATCCGTAAGTCTTTCATACCACCATAGTGGAAGATTTTGTGGAGATACACTACCTTTGCCTCCTATGCCTTTATCTAGATCCTCTAAGGCGTCAACATTCCAACCATTCTTTACTGTTAATATCCCCTTGGTACCCGAGCCGCCGTACTTATCCTGTAGGGCGGATATAGGAGTGTAATACTCTCTAAGTACCCATCCCATATCTTCACCGTTCCAATAATGCACCATTGGCAAGTGCATCTCGAAGGGTGATACAACATTAGCTACAATCTCGCCGTATTCTAAAGTAGAAGGCTTTCTGCCTCGTTTAGGCGCAGATACTGTTCTATTTGCACTAATATCTACAGACTCTCCTTCATCGCTCATTACTTTGAACGAAGACTCCTCAGCGGTTGGTTCGCCCATTGGGTGCCGCATAGCTAACTCGTCATAATAGACTTCAAGCCATGCTGTACCACAATATAGAATCATTCTCGCTAATTCGCGGTGCTTCTCTGGCATTATCAGTGCCTCCCATAGATACTCCATGGTAAGCTCGGAAAGCTCAGCCGCCTTCAGGTCATCACGCCGGTCGCTCTTTGCGGTTATACGAGGCCGTGGTCTGTTCTCCGTGAGGAGGGCGATGTTAGTTTCAACATATCTGCCTAGAAGATCGTTTACCGGTCTAGGCATATTTCTGGCGGTATCACGTAAGCTAGATATCTCTCCGGTATTACCATCTCTAGACAGGCGAGATATTAGAATATCATCAACATAGTGCTTGCCAGCACCGAAGAAGATGTTTTCTACCCAACCGAGCGACCTACGCCACATCCTACTTTGTCGATTTATATCAACAGCATTAGCGTAGCTAGCAATAGCCGCAGCTAAAGCAGGATCTCCATGCTTCATCTTATCAGCTAAGAATAACTGACCTTGTTTAAACTTCTCGTTAATCTGCGGATCAGCCATTACATTCTCCTAGCTGCAGCTTTTTGTTCTCGTTCATGTAGCTTAGGTTTCTTTATAGCTTCTCTAAATTCTAGATATTGCATAGGTATTCCGACTATTCCTAAAACCTTACTGGCTCGTGCAGCTAGATTCATCTTTGAGCCATGTGCTGTAAATAAGTCTATATCATCTATACGCTTGTTCAAAGCGCTTCTTTCTTTCAACTCAAGTCTGTGTTCACTGGCCATGTGTTTAGCGGTATATGCATTGTCCCTAGTAGAATACAACGCACCACCAATCGCTTTACCCCTCATGGTTGGACTTCCCGGAAATAGAGAATTTGGCCCACCCGGCGTAAGGTGCCTTCTAGCTGACCTTAACAGAGCCCCACCCTTTCCGCTGCTACTTGCTACCTCGCTGATAGTCTTTACACCTTTCGGTAGTTTCTTTTCCGACATTAGCCTTCTTCTCCGTCACCAACAGGAGGTGCAGTTGGAGGACCCCCCAGTTGACCTAGTGCTGAGATCAGTTCATCTACATCAACGAATAGATCTTTTTCCCTAGCAGCCATGAATTCACTAACTAGTCTAATATCTACATTCCTATCAACATCTGGTTCTTTAACTGCAGATTGATCTGCTTTAAGATCTCGATACGCTAGAGGTGATTCTTTAGCAATCAAAGCTTCCTGTAATTTCTCTACTTGCCTACGGAGATGCTGATTTTCATCCTTTAACTGATCTAACTGAGCTGTCATTAAAGCGACAAACTGCTCAGCGACCTTATCTTTTCCCCATAAAGCCATTACATACTCCTAGCTGCGGCTTTTTGCTCCCGCTCATGTAGTCTAGGCTTTTTCATCATTTCTCTAAACTCTAGGTACTGAGAAGGTAGCGATAAAACGCCCAGTTTACCTCCAAGCTTTCCTGCTTTTCGTGCAAGGGTTCCAGCTTTCTTGTCTATACCTCTGACTCTTGACGCCCTGAATAAGTCGGCATCAGAAATTCTAGGAGTAGGCGGAGCAGCAGTAACTGGTCTATAATTTGTTATAGGACGTAACTTCGATAAGGTTGTCCTATACCGTGTAGAGTCTCTGAGTGCTCTTCCTCTGTCACTATATGTTTCTGATATGGCGCGAAATCCCATAGCCCCTGTGTCCATACCTGATCTGCGGAATTCTCGTAGATATGATCCACCTTTTCCGCCCTTAGTGGCAATTCCCCTTAAAGTACTAATACCCTTGGGTAGCTTATTCTCAGCCATTATTCATCATCATCCTCTTGCCACGGAAGTTTATCGTACCCAGTAGGTAGAGGTTCTTCAATAAGACTATTAGGAACGCGGTTGCCGTCTCGGCCTGTTAGACGACGAGGATCATTGTTATTCTGTTTCTTGCCTTGAATACCCTCGATGCAGTCTTTAGCTATGGCATTTCGGGTTTTCTTGTCCCGAAATACGTCCTTAGCAAACTTACTAATCAAATCTTTAGAAGCCTCCGCGAGCTGTTCCTGACGATTTAAACGCCGCTGAACAGTTCTGATGGCTGCCTCGTCTTCTCTGCTGTAATCTTTTTCTTCACTCATAAGTTACTCCCATGTATAGTATACCATTACCAAATCAATACTGCTCTACCGCTAGCTG